CGATCTGCACGTGCATCCGGGCGGCGGGGTGCAGGCCGGGCGCGCCCAGGGCGCAGCGGCCCTCGTCACGGCAGGCTGGCGGGTGTCTCGACGCGATGTCGCGGCGGGGACTCCTGAACAGGGGGGCGGGGAGCGCACGGCGCTGGACAAACGGCGCGCGTGTTCGGTCATGCCGCTCGACGACCTGGTCGAACGCTTCGTGCCGCTCGATGACGGGACCGGGAAATACGTCTTCGACCTGTGGACCAATAAGGTGGCCAGCAAAGACCAGATGATTGCCCTGCTGCCGGCCGGTGTGCGCGGCGACGACATCAAGCGGCACCCGGTCTGGATCGAACGCGGCGCTTACTATCTCGACCAGGTCGGCTTCGACCCGGCCGGCACCGACCCCGATGTCAAGCTGAACACATGGAAAGGCTGGCCGCTGCAACCCAAGGCCGGCAAGTGCGAAGCGATTCGCGACCTGCTGGCCTACCTGTGCGGCGAGGAACGGATTTACAACTGGCTGGTGTGCTGGATGGCCTGGCCGTTGCAACATCCCGGCGCCAAGATGGGCAGCGCGGTGATCATGCACGGGCCGCAGGGCACGGGAAAATCGGTCATATTCAACCGCGTCCTGTCGGCGATTTACGGACAATACGCCACGGTGCTCAACCAGCGCGGCCTGGAAGATCGCTTCAATTCAGATTGGATGGATTCCAAGCTGTACATGTGCGCCGAGGAAGTCGTGGCGCGCGCCGAAATGTGGCACATCAAAAACGAGTTGAAGGAACTCGTCACCGGCGAAGTGGTGCGCATCAACCCGAAGAACATCGCCGCCTATTGCCAGAAGAACCACATCAACGTCGTCTATCTGTCCAACGAAGGGCAGCCGCTGCCGATCGACAACGACGACCGCCGGCACCTGGTGGTCTATACGCCGCCGAAACTGTCGCCGGAATATTACGACGACGTCTTTGCCGAAATCGACGCCGGCGGCGTGGCCGCGTTCTACGACTACCTGTTGAACATCGACATCGAGACCACCTTTCCCGGCTTCCACCCGTCCAAGCACCCGCCGATGACCGAAGCCAAGCAGGCGCTGATCGATTTGTCGGCGCCGTCCGAAGCGCGCTTCGTCAAGGACTGGATTCACGGCGACATCGATCTGCCGGTCTGCCCGGCGCTGGCCACCGACGTCTATCGCGCCTACCGCGCATGGTGCAACGCCAACGGCGAAAGCCGTCCGCGCCCGTCGAACCACTTCATCGGATCGATCGACCGCATGGCCGGCTGGCAGAAAAAGAAGGTCGAAGTCTACGACAAGGTCGATTTTTCCGGTGATCCCAAGTTGAAATCCGTCATTTTCCCGCCGCAGAACGTGCTTGAAGCCGCCAATACCGCGCAGCCCGAAGGACAAAAACAAGTCGTGTGGGTCACCAAGATGGTCTGCCGGTTTGCCGAAAGCGTCAGCGGGGAGGGCACGCGATGGGCGGCATAAGGCGACCTTCCGGGGGAGTTTCCATATCTCCTTCCAGCACCAACGCACCGCAAACCCTTGCGGTTACGGGAACCTTCCATACTTTCCAGACCTTCCAGCAGTGTTCCCCGCGTGCGCGTGTGCGCACGTGTGCGCACAAAACGCCGCTGTGTTTTTTTTCAAACGCGTACACATTCTCTCCCGCGCGCGCTTCCATGGAAAGTATGGAAAGTCTGGAAGGAGCCAATCGCCGCAAGGGTTTGATGACCTTCCTGGTCATGGAAGGAACCTTCCAGCACTTTACCGGGGACAGATCATGACCGGCAACGACGCTGAATTCGCCCGCTGGCTCGGGGTGAACAAGAGCACCATCAGTCGCGCGCGGCGGGCCGGGCGTCTGGTGCTCACCGCCGACGGGCACGTCGATTTCGAGGCCAGCGCCGCCAAGTGGCATGAAACGGCGGGCGGACGGACCGACGTGGCGGCCCGTCACGCCGCGCAGCGGGGCGCGGCCATACCCACGGCCCACCGCAACGAAAAAAACGCAACGCAGCGCGACAGCGCGCGCGACGCGGGCCTCGACGACGACACGGCCAGCGCCGACAGCCGGAGAAGCGCCAAGGTCGCCCTGCTGCATTACGAAAACCAGGCGATCAAGCACGAGATGGCCCTGCGCCGTGGCCTGCGCGTCGAACGCGCGGCGATGAAGCGCGAAGGGCAGGGCCTGGGCGCCCTGCTGCGCGCCGGCGCCGAGCGCGTCACCGACCAGACTGCGCCGCGCCTGGCGGCCAGCGGCGACGCCAACGAGCGCCTGCGCATCATCGAAAAGGAAATCCGCCGCCTGGCGTGGATCGTCAAGCGCGAAATGCCGCGCGCGCTGCGGCGGATGAAAGACGCGGGCCGGACGAAAGGCGGCGAGGCATGAGCCTGCGCGACGCCATGCCAGCCACCGCCGCCTTCATCGACGCGCTGCGCGATGCCTTCGGCGCCGATCAGATCAACCCGCAGATCAAGAAAGGCGTGGCCGGCATTCCGAACAACTTTCACGCCGTTGAAAACGGGCGCGAATCCGGCACGGCGTTCGAGCCGCCGGGGGCAAGTTTCACGCTCGATGAATTGTGGTTTCCACCCATAAAGGACGCAAATGCAGATCGAAACACTGGCCGTTGACCGGCTGATTCCCTACGCGCGCAACTCGCGCACGCATTCCGAGGCGCAAGTGGCGCAGATCGCCGCCAGCATCAAGGAGTTCGGCTTTACCAACCCGGTGCTGATCGACGCCGACGGCGGCATCATCGCCGGCCACGGGCGCGTGATGGGCGCGCGGCAGTTGGGTATGACTGAGGTGCCGTGCATTCGTTTGGGCTACCTATCCGACGCGCAAAAGCGCGCCTATGTCATCGCCGACAACAAGCTTGCGCTGAACGCCGGATGGGACGACGCCATACTGGCGCTGGAACTGCGCGACCTGGCCGACGTGGGCTACGACATGGGGTTGACAGGGTTCGACAGCAAGGACATCGACGCGCTGCTGGCCACGCTTGACGCCACGCCGGAAGGGCAGACCGACGCCGACGCCGTGCCGGAGGTGCAGGCCGAGGCGGTGAGCAAGGCGGGCGATGTGTGGGTGTTGGGCAAGCATCGGATCATGTGCGGTGATTCGACGGACGCCGATAACGTTCAAACGCTGCTGGGGGGGGTCATGCCGCATCTTATGGTCACTGACCCGCCGTATGGCGTCGAGTACGACACGGACTGGCGAAATCGCGCCGACCGTGCGAACGGCAA